GAGTTGTTGGCGGTCAAGGCGTCGTTGTCGGTGCAGAAGTGGAATGCGATGTACCAGCAGCAGCCCACGAACGACGAAGGGGCGATATTGAAGCGGGAGTGGTGGAAGATTTGGGAGTCTGAGGAGCCGCCGGCGGTGAATTATCTGATTCAGTCGTATGACACGGCGTACTCGAAGAAGGAGACGGCGGATTTCTCTGTCATTACGACGTGGGGCGTGTTTTATCCTGGAGAGGACTCTGGCCCGAATATTATCCTGCTAGCGGTTCGGCGTGGTCGGTGGGACTTTCCTGAGCTGAAGCGAATCGCGAAGGAGGAGCATGACTACTGGCGTCCTGACAATGTGTTGATCGAGGCGAAGGCGACGGGTATCACGTTGCAGCAGGAAATGCGGCGGATGGGTATTCCGGTGACGATGTACTCGCCGGGCGGGCGGAGGGCTGGACAGGACAAGGTATCGAGGGCGCATTCGATAGCGCCGTTGTTCGAGGCGGGGATGGTGTGGGCCCCGTATACGGACTGGGCGGAGGAGTTGGTGGAGGAGTGTGCGGCGTTTCCGAACGGGGACCATGACGACATGGTGGACTCGACGACGCAGGCGTTAATGCGGTTTCGTTCGGGGAATTTTGTAACGCTTGGGTCGGATTTGCTGGACGACGAGGAGCAGTCCGCCGACCTTGTTCCAGAGTATTACTAGCCCGTAGAATTGGGGGTAGTAACATGAGGGCCTGCCGATGTCCATGCCGGAAGAACAAATTCAGGGATTGCTGAGTACCGCCAGCGCGGGCATTGGATCGCTGCCCACGGCCCCTGCCAACGATGTTCCACGTGAAACATCTGCGCCCGCTGACGACGTATTTTCAGGCTATACCCCATTGCCCTATAGACCACCGTTTGACGACCAAGACTGGACCGGATGGGGAAGCCCGGACTTAAACTCTCCGGCCTCCCGTGGCTACGACGGGAACCTTCCAACATACTACAACCCGGAAACACGAGAACACCGTATAGACATGATTGGAGGTAGGACTCCTCCTCCAAACTCGCCATGGAGGCCGATGACAGAGGAAGATAGGAGAGATCTCTGGCCGGAAAGCGGAAATCCCATACGCATTGATCCCATAGAAATGCCGGGGAGTGGGTATGCCGCTGCTCCGACGCCTGCTCCGACGCCTGCCCCTGCTCCGACAGAAGGGGGGATAGGAAGCCTGAACCCCATAGGGGCGCCTTCTCCTGCCCCTACACGAACCGCTCCTCCGGAAGGATCTGAGCAGTGGGGGAATTTCTACGTGTCTCAGGATGGAAGGGTTTACAACGCGGATGGAAGTTATGCTCAGAGGGGCGCGGAGCTTTTTGCGTTTGGACTTCCAGGCCAACAAAATTCTGACAACATATCCGTTAGGCCGTTCTTCACCGTCGGGGACGACGGAGACATTTTGTTTGCCACAAAGAAGTACAACTGGAACACAAAGACGTGGGAGGACGGATATGACAGTCCGAACGGACCGAGCAGCATGGGGGCAGCCGGGACCGCCTCAAATGTCTACGACGCAATCAAAAACGTAAAAACACTGTTTAATAGGGATTATGCTCCGGGCAGGGATACCGTTTATGGGGCAATAGAAAACTATCAGCCGTGGACAACGAGAAACGTTTCTCCCAATTCAAATCCGAATCCAACCCCTAATCCTACGCCCACTCCAGGACCGACTCCAAGTCCTACGCCCACTCCAGGACCGACTCCAAGTCCTACGCCCACTCCAGGGCCGACTCCAAGTCCTACGCCCACTCCAGGACCGACGCCTAATCCGACCCCTCCGTCAGTCGTTATACCGGAATACGAAAAGCGAGTTCCCGAGGGCGTAGCCGCGGAGGTAATGAACTGGCGTCCAGACAGAGTCACTACCGACTGGCCGGTTCTCAAGCCCATCACTGAGTTCCAAGGCCGTAAGTCCGCATCGCAGCAGTATGCGGAATTGATTGGGGCACGTCCTCCGGGCTTCCCAACGCCCGCCCCAACGCCTACTCCTAGCCCTGGAACCACTCCGAGTCCTAGCCCTGGAACAACTCCGAGTCCAAGTCCTGGAACCACTCCGAGTCCTAGCCCTGGAACAACTCCGAGTCCAAGTCCGGGAACAACACCTGCGCCTACTCCTAGCCCTAGTCCGGGAACCACTCCGAGCCCGAGTCCGGGAACAACACCTGCGCCTACTCCTAGCCCGGGAACAACGGGAGGTTTTCCGCCCGGAGTTACCACGCAGCCGTATGCAAACGGGTATCTTCTTGGCTCAGACGGAAAAATATACAACGCAGACGGCACTCGTCCCGCCCAAGGGACGATGCTTATTACGATGGACCCTTCGTCTGGGTCCGGAATAATTGTCGGGCCAGACGGCAGGGCTTTGTATGGGGTTGCCACTTCTCCGGCAACGCCGCCAGTTACTCAGCCTGTAACCCCGCCGGCCCCGTCTCCCGCGCCGTCTTCGACTCCCAGTGTCGGCCCAAGAGGGGTAGCGGACTTATTCAGCGGCCCTACTACCCCTCCGGTTACTCCGCCGGTAACACCGCCTGTCACCCCGGAGACTCCGGCAACCCCTCCGGTAACACCCCCCGTCACTCCGCCGGTAACACCCCCGGTAACACCCCCGGTAACACCCCCCGTCACTCCGGAGACTCCGGCAACACCACCTGTAACACCTCCCGTTACTCCGCCGGCAACACCTCCTGTCACTCCGCCTGTTACCCCACCGGCTACCCCGCCGGTAACGCCCCCGGTAACACCCCCGGCTACTTCGCCTGTTACCCCACCTGCCACGCCGGCAACCCCAGCGTTCAGGCCCGCGCGCGGGAACACGTTGATCAATGGGGACATGCAGCGTAACAGCGATGGTCTCATCCTAGACACGCAGGGAAATCGCGTAGCGGCGGGAACGGCCATCGACCTTGGAGCGGGCGGCAAGTTCTATGTAGGCGCTGACGGCAAGCTGTCTACCAACAGCCCCACGCCTATTACTCCCGTAGGCGCTCTAAGACCTGCAACCTACACAGGTGCACCAAGCCTCGCCTCTTATGCCATAAGCAACAGTCTTCCGGCACTGCAACTACAGGTCGATACGACGGGAAGAGTTTTTGACAAAAACGGAGTCGCGGTCTCCCCTAACACGGTACTTAACCAGTTCGCTAAAGTTGGGGCAGATGGAAAGTTTGAATGGGGGTCGAATGCCGCCCCTGTAAACGCATACGTCGGACCCGGCATTGCAAAGGCCTTTGACCTTGGGGGTCGTGACGTTAACCAAGTGCTGGGGGAAACACTTCCTCCTCTCTATGTGGACGGCAAGAAAAACACGAACGTTACGCTTCGGCAGATTGACGACGAGATATTCAGAAGAACCCTTCGCACGGGGTACGCCCCAACCGCCGCTGGGACAAAGAGCGAGGAATACGGAAACCTAGGCTTTGGTCAGGCCTTTGCCGGCGGCAATGTGCCAGTCCCAAATACCAAAGGCGCGGGCCTTTGGGCTGCAGGCATTGATCCAGACGACCCCGCTGTTAACCTCAGAATTGAACGTTGGGCACGCGAAAATGAGTGGGGGATGGCACAAGCATCAAGGTTTTATCAAACCTTTGGCATTGATCCAACAAAGCTCACCAGAGAAGAAAAAGACAGGTACAAACTTGAAGCCGTTGACTGGTACTTCCGTACCGGAGGCAGAATGGACCCTGTTGAAAAGGGCAGTGACGCTTATCTGCAGGAAAACATTAAAAACATTCACCGCACCACGGGTTACGTACCAATTCCTCAAGGAACCGTCATCAATGGCGTAACGCTGGGGGGCGGTCTTGGAGCGCGAAACGATAACCCTAATACATTAAACGCGCCTTACGGCGGATTGATTGGATTTGGGATTGACCCATACGACCCCGCTCTTGTTCAAAGACTGGACCTGCTTGTTCGAAACGACAACAAGATAGGCGGAGAAATCGGCGGCAAACTTGCCGAGTATTTCAGCAAGAATCCGAGAACGGGGACTAGCGCCGACCTTATCAACGGAGTGGACTGGTACTACCGCGACCTTGGTCGCCGGATGGACAAGGACAACTCGTTCTTTGGGTCGCTGGTCGGGAAGATTATTGGCATTGGCCTGACAACCGTTGCGGGCGTCATTAACCCGTGGCTTGGTGCTGCAGTAGGAGCAGGAATTGGTGCTGCCAGTGGCGGTGGATTCTTGGGCGCACTGATGGGCGGACTTGGTGGGTATGGCTGGGGCAACATTCTTGGCAAGGCCGGGATTAACCTCAACAACATCGTCAAGATTCCGATTATCCAGAAGCTGGGCATCTTGCCAACGGCCAGTACGGAGTTTGGAGCAGCTGCCCTGCAGAAACTCCTGTCGAGCCCTGTCGAGCTTGGACAGAAGTTTGCAGGAAGTCTGGCTGGTGTTGCGTGGGACGAGTTGACTGAAGCTGACAAGCGTCAGATGTCTGACCTTGCCATCGAGATGAACGTCCCGATTGCTCATTTCAAGGCAGGCATGAGACAGCCGGGCGCTGCATCCCCCGCGCCTTCCCCGTCTCCTGCGCCGTCTCCTGCGCCGTCTTCGACTCCCGGAGTCGGCCCAAGAGGGTTAGCAGACTACGCTGTATCCAGTGGCCTTATCAAAAGGGCAATGGGAGGCGAGGTCACAAGCCCGTGGGCCTCGGACCTTGAGCAGTTGACCAAGGGATGGGATCAAAAGCAGCAGTCTTTGGAAGATAAGTTTTCTCAGATGACGAATGACCAGTTCATCCAAAAGGCGGACGCAAGCTCGTCGCAGGCTGCTCCCGGCGAGGCGAAAAAGGATTACACTGACTTAATGTCACCGACGCCTAACGCCATGGCGTCGGCGGGCATTAACTCGTTCATCAAGAGCTACGGATAACCCAATGCCTATAGACAAAGCACTGAATCCTGCGCCTTCACTCGAAATTATCGCGGTGACGGACGAGGAACCCGATATTGAGATCGTGATTGACCCTGATGGGGGCGCGACGATTGAGATAGGGTCCTCGGACCAAGGACCAAGGGACTTTTACGAGAACCTTGCCGAGGTGGTAGACCCTTCAGTGCTGTCCAGGATTGCGTTGGACTTGCTGGATCTGTACGAATCGGACAAGGCTAGCCGGGGAGATTGGGAGACCCAGTACACGAAGGGCCTTGAGCTGTTGGGCTTGAAGATGGAAGAGCGCACCAAGCCCTTCCGTGGAGCCTCGGGTGCCGCGCATCCCATGCTTACAGAGGCGATTGTGCAGTTCCAGGCGCAGGCATTTAAGGAATTGATGCCCGCTGGAGGCCCTGTCAGGACGCAGATTGTTGGGAAAGAGAGCTTGGACAAGGTCCAGCAGGCCGCGCGCGTGCAGGACTTCATGAACTATCAGATCACAACGGTGATGGCTGAGTACACACCGGAGATGGACCAGGCGCTTTTCTACCTGGGCTACGGTGGATCTGTGTTCAAGAAGACGTATTTCGACGCCACGCGCGGTCGGATGGTCAGTAAATTGGTCTTGGCGGATGATTTGATCATCCCGTACAACGGTTCGAGCGTGATAAGTGAGTGCCCCCGCATTACTCACCGCATTGCGATGTACGAAAACGACTTCAAAAAGCGCGTTTGGTCTGGGGAATATCTGGACTACACATTCTTTCCGTCCCCGTCCCCCGAATCTCCGTCAGAAATCCAGTCTGGGATTAACAGACTGGTGGGCATTGAGCCTTCCAGCCGCACAGACGAGCTGTTTCTGCTGGAATTTCACGTCGATCTCGACATCGAGGGCTTTGAAGACGAGGACGAAGATGGAAATTTGACCGGAATCAAGCGTCCCTACGTCGTTACCGTCGAAGAAAACAGCGGAAAAATTGTTGGAGTTCGCAGGAACTGGGAAGAAGGCGACGAACTCAAGCAACGAATCGAATATTTCGTTCATTACGTGCTGGTCGAGGGCCCTGGAGCATACGGCTTGGGCTTTGTGCACCTGATTGGAGGCCTTTCCAAGGCTGCGACCTCGGCACTTCGTCAGCTTTTGGATGCAGGAACGCTCGCAAACCTGCCTGCAGGCTTCAAAGCCAAGGGTG